TACCGTGAGATTCTTGGGTATGCTCTCTGGGAAAACCACCCTTCCGCCCTCCTCGTCGTAGCTGGCTTGGAAAACTTTCTTTAGTACAAACCAACTAGGGTGAGCCTCAAGCGGCTCCTCGGTGTATGATGCATCAAACTCAATGCGGGCGTTCTGTATTCCAGCAAAATTAGCGTCAACAATGCCCTCGTAGGTCACAGTGACGACCATTCCCTCCTTACCGCCATCCGCACCTAGACCCTTTTGGTCGGTTCCTTGGCGGCTGGTCTCTACCAGACCGTCAACAGGAGCGTCAGCACCTGCCTTGTGGTAGTCATCCTTGGATGCCACGTAGTATCTGCACGTCCAAGTGGTTACACCAATATCATCCGTAGAGAATGTTTGGCCTACTGTTTTTATTATGTCCGACATTGTGTGATATGTTGTTTTGTGATATATGTGTGTTTTAAATTAAGCGAAAGCCCCAAGAGCAGAACCATTTAAACCTATAGAGCCATCATCGGCTAGTGGTGCTGTGTTGTCAGCTATTTTACCAAGATGACCTATCATCCTCTCCCTTTGATCATTGGCCTTCTGCGCCTCTATTGCAATAACGGCGAAAGCGTTGCGACCCATGAGGGCGTTGTTCATCTGATCCACTCTACCGTTAAGGGCGAAGCCGCCGCCAGTGGCAGCACCAAGTGGGTTTTTAGGATCTTCCTCCGCAGGGTCAAGCTCAACCTGTTCCGGCTTTGGTCTTGGCTGCAACCCGTCAAGTATCTCTTGAAGCCTCTCTCGCATCGCTCTTGATCCAGCAACATCAAGCCCCGTCTGAGGGTCGTTGAGGTTGCTCATAAAATCCTTTAACTGGTCGCCCCAGTATTGGTTGAACTCATCGGCCCTAGCGTCAAACTCCCTCTCGTAAGCCTCTCTGTGGCTCAGTGAATCGGCACCCATCTGGTCAGCACTAATACCCATAGCATCTGATGAGTTTTGTAACTTGTCGCTAAGTCCGAATCTTTTAAGAAACGGTATTATCTCTTCCAGCTTTCTTACAAACGAGGCCGCAATACCCTGCAAGGCGGAACCCAAATGAACTATCCAGCTAGCAACACCCTTCCACAGAGCATCCCCGAAGTTAGCGTCAGCGAATACTGTGAATAGTAGGTTTGCAAGACTGTGAACTAGACCCATCAACTGAACTCCAAGCGCAGAAAAGGCAACAATGACACCCCTTACTAAGCCGTTAGCGAATGATGCCAGTGCGTAATCCACGAAAGCATCCCACGCTAGTTTGAATCCATTTAAAGATTCTGACATCTTAGCTACGGGGTCTGTAAAGTTCTCTAATTTAGATATAACCGCAGCTATCTTCTTACCGAGATCAGGAGCCTCTGCGATCATGCGCTCCAATATAGCAAGCACGTCGTCCATGATGGGCATTAGCGCCTCAATGATTGGCTCTCCAAACCGCTTGAGGAACTCGCCCCAAGTGGCCTTCATTCTGCCAACCTTACCTTGGAAGGTGGTAGCCATCTTATCAGCACCGCCAGCGAAGTCTTTCAACGGGCCTTTGCCCTTGGCTACGTCCGTGAACAAGCCAAGCACAACGTCCGCACTAACCTTGCCCTCTTGAATCATCTTGTTCAACTCGGCTCCGGTTACACCCAGTTGCTCCTCAAGAGCCTTGAAGATTGGGATACCTTTCTCAGCAATCTGCTGTCTCAATTCCTCCATCGAGCCAACGCCCTTGGCGGCCACCTGAGACAACGCAACACCCAACAGCTTCATGTCAGTGTTGGTCATGCCCACAGCACCACCAACGTCAAGGATACCCTTGTTAAGCTCCATTGCTTTCTCAGGGGAGAATCCGAACGCCATAAACTTGCCCACGTTGCCAGCCATAGCCTCAAACGTGATACCAGTCCTCATAGCTGTCTGCCTGAGCTGCGTTAGAACCTGTTTACTCTTTTCCGCATCGCCAGTCAGGATGTTAAAGCGCATTTCTGCTGCCTCAATCTGCCCAGCCTCTTGCGTAGACCTCTGGATAACCCTAGCGAATACTGCTCCCGCAGCGGCAGCGGCTACAGCCATCGTCTTTACGATATTTGAAGCTATCTGCGTCATGGCTACAGCAACACCGCCTTTCAGACCCTTGCCCAAGGCTTTGCCGCCAGACCTGCCGCCTCTTTGCCCCATCGCCTTAGCTCTCCGCTCGGCCCTATTGAGCTGTGCGGTGAACTTTTTAATGTTGAGGTTTAACTCTGCGACAAGTGCCTTATTAGCCATATATCTGTTATATTGTCAATCTTATCCAGCGATTACATCCATCTTACCACGCTAGACTTGTTGGCGGCATCCCTCAACCCTTTGCTCATGCGCTTCCTCAGAGAAGCCTCAGCTTGCCTTCCTAGCGCCCAATTGAGCCTACCGCGCATAACTGCCACATTACCAGCATACCTTACGTTGTTGGTGAACCTGATGTGAATACTGTCTTTTCTGACCTTAAAAGTAGCCGATCCCTTAGCTTTATTCTGATGCCTCCTGATCCAAGCTGGGTAGTTACGGCCTCTAACGCCAAAATCTGAAGCAGCTTTACCCCAACCGGCAGCCAACATACCAACCTTGGACTTCCTCATCCTTATATATCGGTTGAGCTGCCCCTTCATTACCTTGTGACGATATCTGACGCTGCCCCTTTTTACCGTTCCGTTGCGTCTGGCTCGCTTGTGCGTTGCTGCCATCCAGTTCGTTGACTGGTTGCGTGTGTGCCCTCCGCTTGCTAGAGGGTTGTTATTGCTTAGTTTACTTTTTGTTACGCCCTCAAACACTCGCCTAATCTGACCCTCAGTAGTCCTCTCACCCCTCTTCTTGGCGACCATGCCGCTAGCATACTTACCGGCAGAGGGCGGTGTCAGGGATATGACAGTTCCCACCAAGTCCTTGGTCATCTCACGCATGACCTCCTCTTGGCTTTTCTTGACCTGACGCTTCAGCTCAACGGCCAAGGCGAAGCCCCAAGCATCACCGTTCTTAAGTGTTAGCAGATTCACCTCGGCCATAACAAGATTGCTGTGTCAATCCCGCAGCCTAGAAGTCGGAGAACTCCTCCTCGTCCTCCGGCTCCTCTGCCATTGATTCAGCAGCTTCCACTAGGCTCTGGTATTGGTCGTTCATCTTGACGGCCAGATCAGCCTTACCGCCAATAGGCACAGTCCACTCGTCGTTGGCAGCTAGGATGCAGTGATGATACGAAAGAGCGCGGACTAGCGGGAGTTCCCACATAATCCACTCTTCCTGTTCCTTAGTAGGTCTGCCATCGGCCAGCGAGTAGAGGAACGCAGTCCCCCACGCTGGCTTTACAAGTTTGGGGGAGGAGTCCCTTCGCCTTTTTCGCCTTCTCGCTCTGGCTTCTCAACAACGTCAACGGCTGTCGTCGCAACGTCACCAATCTCATTGATGGATGCCATGATTTCGTTCATGTCGGCAAGCTCAAGGCCAAACGCAAACTCAAGCACCTCGTCCTCCCACGATCCGTTCTTAACGGCTCTCAGGACTTGCTTGAGTGGCTGGGACTGCATCCAGATGAATGTCTGGATCTGAGTTAGGCTGTCATCATCAAAGTCGCCGTCCTCAGTCTCAGAGGCTTCGCGCTCTCCGGTGAAGATGTCCAGACCCAACTTGCGGCAGAGCTGCAATGTGCCAAACGTGAATGGGCGCAACTCGATTCCCGCTGCGCTGTTACCTGTTTCTAGTAGAATGTCCTCGGATTCCATGATGTGTGATATTTGTGTTGTTATTGTTGAAATTACCTGCGCTTGTTAAGCTGGTTGAGAAAGTAAGCCCTCTCCTCTGGAGTGGCGTTGTCAGGAATGCTGACCTTAGACGATCCCTTGCGAATTACGTGGTGCTTGGGCAGCTTCGCGATAGTCTTGAGCATCGAGAGATGCTGCGTGTGCGTAGCGCGGAGGTAGGAGATAGGGTGGTCAGGATTGGCCTCGATCCACTCACGGTCAATGTAACGAGAGCGGAACTCACCGAACGTGATGCCCTCCTCACGGGCAATCAGCTTGCCGTCTTGATTCTCGACCCATGTAAAGGGAACCTTAGTGGATGCGTCCATGAGCCAAGTGACGCTGACCTGAGTCTCGCCGTCTACTTCCTCGTAGGATTCCATAAACGGCTTGTCTGTGCCGTATTTGAACCCGCAAGCCAGCGCAGATGCTACCAGTCGCGTGTTTGGGGAGTGTGCCGCCTTCTTGTTGTCGGACACCAATTCAAGCCTTGCTCCCTTGAGGGAGTCTGTCGATTTCTTCATGTGATTTTGGTTCCAGCTTTAGGCGCTGGCGAGCCTCTCTTGCATTAAGTTGCAGTCGGGTAGTATTCGCCCGTAGCTGAGAAAGTGTTGAACCCAGTGTTGCTCTCACCCTCTTCGGTGGAGACGATCAGTCGAGTTCCAGATCCGTCAGTTACTCCAGTGATAGCACCTGCGGACGAGCCGTCAGAACCAAGCACCAGTGCTGCGTTCAAGTCTCCGTTTCCAGAGATAGTAAAGTTAATCATGCGGGCAAATGTGCCGGCGGCTCCAAAGCTAGAGTCGCAAGCGGGGATGAATGCATCTTCAACCACTGCCTCGTATTCAACGGACTCACAGAACGTCCCTTCTGGGTAATTCTGGATGCCTACATCGTCAAGTGTTACTGCCATATCTAAATTTTCTGTCTAGTGTTACGTTGAGAGCCAATTACAGCGAATTGTATTCCTTAGCGGTGATTTCAAAGTCTGGAAAGTCCTCAGCGTTCTCAGTGACGCGAGCGGAAGTGATGACCGATGTGCCGTCAGCGAATGCGGTTCCAGCAACAACGCTCGAAAGGTCAGCGTCTCCCTTGCCGGAGAGCGTATAAGTGATCTCCTCAGTCTTAAGTGTGGTTGCGACGACGAAGTTGCCGGACTCATCCTGCACAGTCACGCTGCTTACGCTGCTTGACTTAGATGACTCGTTAGCGTAGCTGCCTGCGGGGGTCGCAATGTCGGTAGAAGTTACTCCAATGTGTGCTGCCATAATGAATTTAGTTTGTCAACCGTTACGAGCCTCTGAAGACCCCCATATTAAGCGTTAGTGTAGTGATCCACCCGCCCTCGGACACTGTAGGCTCTTCACCTACGAAGAAAGCGCCGCGAAACTCGTCAGGAGAACGCTCGCTGTCGAATGTGGTTCTGAGGTTTGATGAGTCCCACCCCTCCACTAAGGATCTGACCTGCTCAGACAGATTTTGGTGCGACTGTAGGGCAGAATTGCCATCATCGTCCTCATCCATGTGTGACGGCGTTGTGATGATGAATCTAGCTGTCACCATCTGTAGTGGGCCTACCCTGTGATCAGAGTTCTCGGCGGACGTGAACACGGTCTGCTCGTCGTTCTCAATGATGTCGGCTGACAGGCCGGTATTGACCTTTACTGTCACGCCGTCTTGCTCAAGCCAGCTCTTGAGCGTCTCTTCGATTCCCATGTTCATATATTAAGCCTCTACAGTGATAGCGAATAGCGGTGAGCAGGGTCGGTTAGTGTTTTCCACAACCCTGTAAGCCTTGCCCTCCATCTTGATCCTGTCGTTGATCTCAGGGAAAGGCCCGTCGCCTAAATTAAAGCATTTACGTGGTATCTTGAGCATCCAAGAGCCGCTAGGGGTGAATCCACCGATCTCAAGCTCCTCCATGATCTGAGGATCATCCAGAATAGCCTTGTATTCGCGACCCTTCCACTCAATGTCGTATCCCGCATCGTCAACGATCTCGATGACTGCATCTGACATCTCTTCTTGCAGTAAATTCCTACCCATATCTTTATTGAGCCGTCAACGTAAAAGAAAAGCCGCCAGCAACCCCTCTAGGTTACTGACGGCTGTATACACACTAAAAGTGTCCTTTAATTACTTGGCTGCCTTCTTCTTGGCTGCCTTCTTTGTAGGTGCTTTCTTGGCTGGTGCGGGCTTCTCAGCTTTCTTGAGTTGCTCCTCGATTGCCTCTGCCTCTACGACTGCCTCAACAGCCTTCTCGTTGGCCTTGCTAAGCTCCTTGGTGAGCTTGGCGTGAGCATCTTCCTTCTGCTTCTGAACCAAGAGTGGCTTGCCTCTGCGATACCATTCTGGCTTACGGAGCAGTCCGATGAACTCAAAGTTGTTGCCGTCGATCTCTTTGCGATAAGCGTCGAAGCATACGTCTACGTCACCGCAAGCGACGATAGTTGCCTCGCCACCGTTGAATCCGATTACAAGTGATGTTTTTTCCATGATGTGATAAATGTTGTGTGTGTAAGATAAAAAAAGGGGCGAGCGGCTATTACCACCCGCCCCTTCTTAGGGTTTTTCAGCAATTAAGCAGAAACGATAGCCGTGGCTTTTGAACCAGTAGTGCTGTCGGCGTTAACTCCGTAAAGGACGCTAAGCTCGGTGCGCTGCTGGATGTCGTCATACCAGTGGCGAAGCTGGATCGTAAGACCGCTGTTAGGGTCAGTGATGTTGCGAACTTGACCGTTCCAGTTCTCAGGAGCAGCAACAACGCGAGCAGCGATAGCAAGCGCCTGTGGCTGGAGAGCGATACCAGTCATGTTACGAGAGTTGGCAGGGATAGTGCCGTTATACTCGTATACGTCGAAACCGTGGATGCGGCGAACCATACCCTCGCGGAGAGGAGTGCGTCCCTCAGCGTTGTCCGAAGCGGAGATAAGGACGGAGTCCTTAAGCAGACCGTTCATGTAGGACGGAGGAATGATGATTGCGCGGCCAGCGGTGCTAACCTTACGGGTGCTAAGACCTTCAGCAAGGTCAGCAACAGCGTCAGCGTCGAAGTTGGCAGCAGTAGAAACCTGTGCGTCGGAAACGTTTCCAGTGACGGCGAGGCTAAGTGCGTCCTCGATCATCTTGTCAACAAGAGCAGCAACGGCTGGCTCGATGTGGAACTGGATGAGGTCGAAGTCGGTGTAGCTGCGCTCAAGGTCAGTGAAGCCCATTCCAACACCCTGATACTGGTCAAGAGTAACAGAGAGGTCAGTGAGGTCAGCGTCAGCAGCAACACGGTTAGCGGGGTCGGAGAAATCGACAACGCTAGGGTTTCCTGCGTAACGAGTGCGAACAACGTCACCACGCTGAGAAACAGCAGAAGTGAGGTCGGTGGTGAAAGCCTTGAGAGGCAATCCCTTCGTGATAAGCGTGTCGAGGGTCAACTCAGCGAGTCTGTCCACGTTCACGGCGGCGGTAGTATTAGCCATAGTTTATGTGTTGTATTGTTGTGTGTGTAAAAAGCCGCCCCACGTCTTGCAGGGCGGCAAATTGTTCAAATTACTTGCTACGAATCTGGCTGACGTAGAATGCGCGAGCAGCTCCGTCACCTTCTTCGCTGCGGATCTTGGAGTGTTCCACCCAAAGCTCTGCGTCAGTGAAGTTAGCATACTTGCTGGAGTCACCCTCTTCGGCAACAACCTCGATGGAGTCAACACCGCTGTCGGCAGCGATCTTGGCAGCCTTAGCTTCAGCAGCTTCCTCTACGCGCTCCTCGAAAGAAGGCTCTTCAGCAGCTTCTTCAGCAGCTTTCTCGGATGCTTCCTCAGCTTCCTCTTCCTTCTCCTCGGACTCTTCCTCAGCGGACTCTTCCTCGACCTTCTCCTCAACTGGGTTGAGGGCGGCGATCAGGGCTTCCAGCTTGGAGGACAGGTCGTCAACGCGAGACTCAAGGCTTGCTTCCTCAGCTTCCTCTTTGTCTTCCTCTTCGACTTCCTCTTCCTTCTCCTCAGCTTCTTCTTCCTTCTCTTCGTCGGACTCTTCCTTCTCCTCGGACTCTTCAGCTTCGACTTCCTCAGCTTCTTCTTCCTTCTCGTCGGACTCTTCCTTCTCCTCTTCGTCAGCAGCCTCAACAGGCTCCTCGACTACTTCCTCAGACTCCTCAGCAACCTCTTCCTCAACAACCTCTTCGGCAGTCTCAGCAGCGATCTCTTCAGCAGAGTCATCGGTGGTGTTTTCAAGAGAAACAAACTCCTCGGCTTGCTCCGTTGCGACAGCCTCGCTGATAGCGACTTCGCCCTCGGCGATTTCTGCTACAGGAGCCGATTCGTTGTTTTCAGCAGGATTGCTCATATCTTTTCTTGAGTTGTCAACTTCACCCTCAGATAATTCTTCGGACTCAGTCATGTAATCGTCATATTTTGACATAGCGGAGACAGATGCGAGTGATGTAACAACTGCGTCAGCAAAGCCATTCTCAGCAGCTTGCTTGCCGTAAAACGTGCGACCGTCGAGCATCTTCTTATCGATGTCGCGGTAAGACATAACGACCTGCTGGAACTCCATGTGCTTCTCGTCGATGCCCTCTTGGATTAGTTCCCGCTGCTCGTCGTTTATCTCTGTGCTGTAAGCGCCAGCAACTTTGTTGTCGCCACCTCGGAACACCTCGACCTTAACGCCAGCCTGTGCGCGAGCTTCAGTGAGGTCAACGTGTGCGCGAATAACGCCAACAGAACCAACGATAGCGGACTCGGTGCAGACCACTTTGCTGCATTGCGAGCCTACCCAGTAAGCGGCAGATGCCATGAGTGAGTTGGTGAATGCGATAGACTTCTTGCCGCTGTCGTTGAAATCGCGGATAGCACCAGCAAGCTCAGGCGTTCCAACTACTGTCCCGCCGGGGCTATTGATCTGGATTACAAGGCTGTTGATCTCTTCCTCGACAGCAGCAATTCTTACAAGCTCACTGATGCGACCCATGTCGGCTGCACCAAGCATCATGCGCTCGTATGGGCCGGGGTTAAGCATCATTGGGCCGTCAATTGAGACGTATCCAGTTCCGTTGTCGTCAACGCGAAGCTGCTCCTCAAACTGAGCCATGAATGCAGCTTTGGCCTCAACGTAAGAGGCTCCGTCAGCACCCTCAACGATCTCATCGGAGAGAACTGGGTCGTTTACGCCAGCTAGAACCTTGCTGGAGATGTTGTCGAGTGACGATGGCATGATTGCCCATGCGTCGTTATTGATAGCGTCCTTGATCATAGTGTGGTGTGTAATTGTGGGTGTGGTAATTATTGCTTGGCGGGAGATCCTGATGGAGCGCCACCAGACTCGCTGTTCTTGGGTGCTTCATCGTTCCCGCCCGACTCTTGAGCGATTGTTTTCTCTGAGTCGAAGTTGAAAAGTGTTTTGGGGTCAATGCCTTCTCCCTCAGCAAGCTCTCTGACCTGCTTGATGAGTCGAGCCTTCTTGCGCATAGCGTCCATGAAGTCGCCGCCCTGCTCCTCGTAGCTGTCGCTGACGAGCTTGATGCCAGCGTCAACGTCACGGCGGTTAGCTTCGCTCTCGCGTCCAGAATCGACGGTAAGGGAGCGTGGGGGTGTGACGGAAATGCTAGACCAACCCTTGACTGGGGCAAGCTCGCCACGGTCAATAGCGTCACCAATGACGAAGAACCAAACGGCCTCAGCGAAGTTGGCGATGGTGCGTGTGCGGGACTTAAACTTGCGCTCTGCCTTAGCGACCATCAGTCGGTTAGTGGCTCCGCTCAGTGACTTGCCGCCGATTGCGAGTGCGCCCGGTGTGCCGCCAAGAAGCGAGTCTTCGCGCAGTAGGTCGATGAACCCGTTGAATGTGTTGTTGGGGCGATTCGACTCGATGCTCTGATACTCCTCCCCATCGTGGATTGCAAGCGTCTTCTGACCAGTGATATTGGCAAGTGCCTTGGGGTCAGAGGACATCTCGCCGTTCTCGTCGAGGTCGTTAGAGCCAAATGGATCGTAGTCGGTTCCCTCTTCCAGAGCGCCGCTCTTGCGCTTCAGCACGTTGATCACGTCACCAGCAGCCTTCACGTTAGCCTTTTCCTGAGCCAGAATCTCTGACTCGTCGAGGAAGTGGTTGATCGAGTGGCTGAGTGTGGGGATTGCACGGTAGGCCGATGCGCTCTCCATCTCGGCGACTTGGATAACGCTGTTCCAGCGAACAGTCTTGACGTATCCCGCCTCGTCCTTGACACCAAGCGCGATTGGCTTGCCTGTCTGGTGGTCAACGCGAATACCGTCAATCCACTTCTCGTTCTGCTCGGACTCAGGTGCGCTCCGCATATCTTTGTTGCAGACGCGATGAGTCTCAATGAGTTGCAGTCTAGGCTCTCTAGTGCGGCGAGAGCGGGTCTTGACCACGAATATCTCGCCGTCAGTGTCTATGGCGTAGCTGACTAGCTTCTGTATGTAGGCCCAGTCAAAACGCTCCGTAACGTCAGCCCTCTTAGACCACTTCTTGAAATATTGCTCTGCTGCCTCATTCCACTCGTCATCCTGAGTGGTGGCTTGCATCTTCAGACCCTCTGGGCCTACTCCGTAGAGCCAGTAAAGCTCACGATGCTCGCGAGGGAGTCCGCTGTTACGCATGATGTAGCGAGATCCTC